CCAACTGCAGATGGATCAATGAATATTTCTTCTGGACCACTGATTGTGTCGGAAGAAATTCTAATCGCAGATCCTTCTGCTCCGGTGGCAAAAGATGTTGCCGTCAGAATTCCACTAGCGGAGTTGAATGTCAGGTTTGAACCACTCTTAGCAGCAAGATTACCAGAAGCACCAGTGGCAAATAATACGTTACAATTGGTATTAGTTGACTCATCATCAACAACAATAAATGTTGATGATGATGCGAGAGTTGCATTAGATGCAGTTCCCGTTAAATTGCCTACAAAAGATGTTGCGGTGATAATCCCAGTAATATCAATATTACCAGTGCCGTCAATATTACTGCTGTTAAGATCTAAGTTTCCACCTAATTGTGGTGTAGTGTCTTCTACAACATTAAATAATCCACCAGTTCCAGCGACACCAGTTATTCCAGATCCATCACCTACAAAAGATGTTGCGGTGATAATACCAGTAATATCAATATTACCAGTGCCTTCAATATTATTGTTGTTAAGATCTAAGTTTCCACCTAATTGTGGAGTGGTGTCAACAGATATATCTCCAGGAATTGTGATGGTTGCCGTGCTTCCAATACCAGCAGTTGCAGTTACACCAGGTCCGACAAAATTTAATGTTGCAAAAGTAAATCCAATTCCTACATCACTTCCTTCTTCCTGAACTTGAAGACCCCCTATTTTTCCACCAATAATATCTTCAAGATTTCCACCAGATCCGTAGTAAGACGTAGCACTAATAATTCCTGTAGAAGCATATAATGTAATATCGTTTCCAACATTAATATCACCAGAAGTAGTAATGATACCAGTAATATTAATATTACCAATACCATCTATACTATAACCGTTGAGATCCAAATTTCCACCAAGTTGTGGTGTAGTATCTTCTACAAGATTGAATAATCCACCAGTTCCGGCAACACCAGTTATTCCAGATCCATCACCTACAAATGAAGTGGCAGTAATGATACCAGTGATATCAATATTACCAGTTCCGTCAATGTTATTACCATTAAGGTCTAAGTTTCCACCTAATTGTGGTGTGGTGTCATTTACCAAATCAGTATTGATTCCATCTAAATATTGACCATCACCATAATAAGTAACAACACCAGATACTGCAGTTACAATGCCAGAAGATATCTCAACTGTTCCGAGTGTTGCAATTCCAGAAATATTGAGATTTCTCCAACTGTTCGCAGAACCCAGATCATAAGTATCAGCAGCAGAAGGGTCTAATCCACTATCAAAACGACCAGTAGCTGTAATAGTGTCCGAAGTTGCATTACCAAGATCTACATTACCATCTAATGTTGTATTACCATCAACACTTAAACCAACACCATTTAAGAGTTGCAGTTCATCAGACCTTTGACGGCTTACAATAACAAAAGAACCATTTCCTTTAATTGCAGTTTCAATTAAACCATCTTCAGTTCCAAGTGTTTCATCAAGAATTTTACCAGTTATTTTTGCATAATTTTCGTCAGCATTATTATCATTTCTTCCCTTGAACATTATTTGTCCAAGATAATCTGCTGGTGCTGGAGATGCGCTATTTCTATAAAGTGTTAGTTCTGGAGCAGCAGAAGATCCAGCATCTGTTGATTCCAGAGTAAGACTATCAAATGTTGGAGTATCAGATAAAGTAACCGTAGAAATTCCATTAGCACCTGTAGTTGCGGTTGCCTGAATATTTCCACCAACAAAATTAATTGTCCCAATACTGCTAGCAGTTCCTACATTTACACCTTCATCCTGAACTGTTATACCACCAAAATTGCCAGATGCTGCAGTAACACTATCCCATACTGGAGCAGAACCATTCCAAAGAAGAACTTGACCAGTTCCTGCTCCTGTCGCATCAACAAAAGTTGTTGTTCCTTCAGCAGACTGATAAGGAATATCTCCAGCATCTCCACCAGCAAGATTAGTTGCCGTGACAGCAGTACCGACACTTAATTCTCCTTCTGATTTTCCATCTAGAGTATAGGCAGTTGTTGCGAATGAAGCTGTTGATGCTGTACCAATAAATTGAAGTGCGGTTACAATTCCAGAAGCAGCATTGATTCCAGAAGAATTGATCGTTACAGCAGATCCAACAATTACTTCAGATATTGTAGATACGCCAGTTGTTACATCAATATTAGATGTAATTATATCTGGTAGTCTATCATCACTGATAGTTCCTGTAGTGATGTTAGCACCATTAGCAAGATTAGTAGCAGTGGTTGCAGTACCAGTTACATTGCCAGTTAAGTCTCCTACAAAACCACCAGTAGAAGTAATAATGCCGCTAGTATTGGCATCAAAACTGTTGGATAAAGTAACTGCCAGATCAACATTACCAGTACCATTAAAGGATACGGCACTAGCAGTAGCAACATCACCAGAAACACTAAAGTCTCTTGCGGTTTCTAATTTGGTTGCGGTAGATGCAACACCAGTTAAATTAGCAGTAATAGTACCAGCACTAAAATTACCAGAACCATCTCTGGCAACTATTGTACTTGCTGTATTAGCATCAGTAGCATTGGAAGTAACTGTAAATGTAGCGGCACCAGAATTATCATAGGTTGCCGAACCACTTAATCCAGTTCCAGCAGTACCAAGTGTTAAAGTATTATCAAGAGTACCAGTAATAATACCAGAAGCATTGATGTTTCTTACAACTGATATGTCGTTTTCTGTGACTTGTACATTGCCAGCAGCAAGTCTTGTTCCAGTTGGGAATTGAGTGCTTCCAATACCAACAGCATAGTTTGATAACCAGGCATCGGTTCCAAGACCAGAGAAAGTTCCTGCCTTAAACCACATAATCTTCTTATATGTGGTTGGTACTGTCTCAATACCAGCAACATATAAATCTACAAGTGGATTGCCTTCGGTAGATGCAATCGCAATACCACCATGATTGGCAGTATTATCAGTAGCAATATCATTACCCAGTCCATCAGTTCTTACACCAAGAATCAAGTCGGCGTCAGCAACAGTTAATGTCTGTGTGAATAACGTTGCGGTCGTTCCACCGATTGTAATATTTCCATCAACATTCAGGTTACGATTAATCTGAACGTCTCTATTGACTTGTAAATCTTGAGTTATTGTTACGTCATCAGGAAGTCCAATTTGTGGTGTAGAACTCTCACCTGTTCCACCAGTAACTTCTATTTCATTTGTTGTTCCAGTGATTGACTGAACATAATCACCAGAAGTGTAGGTTCCAAGAGCAATAGAATCTGGAGTAATAGTGGCAGCAAGTGCTACATTTCCAGTACCATCAAAAGATATTGCTGGAGCAGTTACAAAACTTCCAGTAATTGAAAAGTCTCTTGCATTTTGTAACTTAGTGGCAGTTGATGCAACACCAGTCAGATCTCCAGTTACATCGCCAACTAAATCGGCAGTGATTGTTCCAGCACTAAAATTACCAGAACCATCTCTGGCAACTATAGTTCCACCCGTATTGGCATCGGTAGCATTACTGGCAACAGTGAATGTTGCGGCACCAGAGTTATTATAAGTTGCCGAACCACTTAATCCAGTTCCCGAAGTAGCAAGTGTTAAATCATTATCAAGTGTGCCTGTCACAATGCCAGCAACAATACCAGCACCAGTTATTGTTGTTGCCGAACCAACTGTTAATGAAGTAGAAATATCTACAGAAGCATTAACGTCTAAGTCGGAAGCAAAGGTTGCAATACCTGCTACATTAAGTTCATCTAAGTCACTTAATCCATCTACCGTTAAATCAGTAGAAATATCTACAGAAGCATTAACATCTAAGTCAGAAGCAAATGTTGATAATCCAGATACGTTAAGTTCATCAAGATTAGTTAATCCATCAACATCCAATCCAGCATTGGCATCAATATTAGAAGCAAAAGTAGCAATACCTGCTACATTAAGTTCATCTAAGTCACTTAATCCATCTACCGTTAAATCAGTAGAAATATCTACAGAAGCATTAACATCTAAGTCGGAAGCAAAGGTTGCAATACCTGCTACATTAAGTTCATCTAAGTCACTTAATCCATCAACATCTAATCCAGCATTGGCATCAATATTGCCACCAAATGTTGATACTCCTGTAACATTTAAGTCAACAAAACTACTCCCAGCACCAGTTACCGTAAGTTTATCTACGGTTAGAGTATCTCTAATAAACGCATCACCTCTAACATCTAACTGATAGTCTGCATCAAAGATTGTTGTACCAATACCAGCACGACCAACAACCTCTAATACTTTTACATTTTCCGTACTATCAAGAATACCAATCTTCTGATTAGCATTTCTACCACTTAAAAACTTGGCGCTAAGAAACTGTTCCATTTTTAGATATTAGTTAAGTGTTTCTAAGATACTTCCGATGAATTTAATGCCGCTATTGGTGTCTGCTGAGAAAACGAGAACATCGTTTGCTTCAACAACCAACTTTCCAGCAAGAAGGTTTGCACTATCATTTGCTGGAATTGTAAAGTCTTTCAAAATTTCTGTAGTAACAGCAATTCCAGCAACAGTTCTTTGGTGTGAAAAAGAAATAGTATGAGAAGTAGAATCAATATTTGATGCTTGAGCTAAAAGAACAACTCCACTATATCCTACAGGAGCAGTATAAATTCCAACATTAGATGTTGTTGATACATGTGTAATTGTCTTAAAAACATTAAGTGCAAGTGCCATTGGTTTATATTCCTCCTATTAACTAAGTGCGAGAATGAATGGCGTCATTGTTGAGAACAAACTCTTTGAATAGAATGTTCCACTGATTGTTCCCGTTTGTTGATTAATTTGTACACCCTCACCAATTCTAAAATTACCAGATTGATCAGTGCTGGTGAAAACAACCAATCCACCATTACGAGATATAGTTTCATTTGCCTGAATTGGAACACCACCACTTTGAGGAAGTGCAGTTCTAATTGATGTTCCCGAACCAATGTACTCAAATGAGTGTCCCGATGCTAGAACTCTACTTTGTTTAAAGAATGGTGCCGTACTACCAACACCAACAGCATAAGGAACATTCTCAGTAAGAGTTACTGTAGTAATTCCAGAAACAATTGGTGTAGAACTCTCAACAACATAATATGTTGGGATCATATTTGCAGTTCCCGTGGCAGTATTTACCCCAACACTTGGTGAACTAAACGTCACTGTTGGGGGAGTTGGTCCATAACCACGACCATTAGAAACCATCTCTACAGCAGTCACAACTCCATTCTCTACTTCGGCAACAGCAGTGGCAGGAACTGACCAATCCTCCGATGGTTCTCCGATTGTTATGGTTGCCGTGCCAGTATATCCAGATCCACCAGAGTCAATCGTAATTCCACTAACGGTATAATAAAGTTCATCCAAATAAATTACCTGACCATCAAATGGTCTTGGAACATTGATGGAGACAGTCCCTCCAGAATTATAAGTGTGTGCTAATGTAGAAACTCCAATGTAAGCCGTGAAAGAATCTGATGTTGGCGAATCTACAACTTCAAAAACATATCCATACTTACCAGAGGGAAAAGTTGCAATTCCCGAACCAGAAGTACATGTAAAACCAAGTCCAGAAATGGTAACTCCCATTCCAACATTAAAATTATGTGCCGAATCAACTGTAATTGTTGTTAATCCAGTTACATTATCATAAGTTGCATCAGTGACATTCAGAGTCGGAACACTTACATCAAATGAAAACTGTGAGGAGTTTGCAGCGGCAGCAGTAGTGACAATTCCTGTATATTTTCTTGAACTAACTCCATCAGCAATTAATCCATTTGTTCCGAATGAAGAGTTAGAGTTTGTTAGATCACAAGCAGCACCACTCTCACAAATGATTGCCGTCTCATTACAAATAGTAAACATTGAAACCAATTGAGCATAACCTTCATTGGTTATTGATGCTCCGATACCACCTTGATTATACTGTGTATAGGAGTCAAGAACCATTGATTTAGTTTGACCAATTGCCTTTGCCCCATCAATTTTAAGTCCAATGCTATTGGGAATAAAATTTGTACAGTTCTGAATATAAGGCGATTGATCAAAGTATCCTACTTTAGTAGGATTAAATGCAAAAATTGCCTTTCCAGAATCCATTGATCCCGTGAAAGACATCTCTGCAATATAATTTCCATTTGCAACATGGAAAAGATCTTCATCACTATTTTGAGGTTGTACTGATACTTCTCTTAAACTATCACCAACAATAGAAACTTGTTCAGGAATAACTACGGGGTTGTTCTCTATATAAGTCCCAGCACTAACTCTAATAACCGTGCCTGTTGAAGACGCTGCGATTGCTCCTGCGATTGTTGCTTTTGCGTCTCCGAGTTTTTGTCCTGTGTTTGTGTCGCTTCCGTCTTTTGTGACATATAAAATATTAGTTACTGTTGCTCCAGCACCTACCCTTACAATATCTGTGCCAATTCCAGTCCTTACACGCTTGGTATAAAGTTCGGCATCATATGTATTAAGTGCTAATTCTCCTGTCTGTAGGTCACCAACCTGTGGAATTTTCCCAGGTACGGCAGACCGTTTAATCCGAATCGGAGTGGCCATTTATTCTTATTCGGTATGTACCAGATAAGACAGTATATACTGTCCTTTTGATTTATTTATAAAACCTCAGGAAGCATTGTTTCTTCTTTGTCTGTATCTGTAAAGATTTGCAGGAGGTTCTGGTTTCATCCAATTCTTAATCTTTTCATATCTCTCAATATCAAAAAACTCCTGGGAGAAATACCATTCTTCCCAAGGAGTATGACCCTTGTCTTGATTACATTCGTGGCAGGCACACACACAGTTCTTGGTGAAATCTGCTCCACCCTTAGAACGAGGAACAACGTGGTCTATTGTGAGGTTCTCATCAGACCCACAATAGGCACACTCTAAATCCCATTCTTCCTTTATCTTTGCCCTCCATAATCTTTTCGCTTCGGCAGAACTTGTTGTTTGGAGGTTAAAGACATAGGCTTGGGGATTGTTGTAGAGAGGCATAAGAAATTGCGTCCTACTACTATTTAGATTCCAAACCTCCCTTTAGTTACATCGTAGTTTTGTTCTACTTCTGCTGCTGTGAGTAATCTACTATAAACTTTAGCATTGGAAACTTTACCATTATATGGAGCTAGTGGAGAATTTGCCACATTCGCTCCAACCATGGCACCAATAGCAAATCTAGCTGCAGTATCTTGAATGTCACCCCAAGAACCATTGCTGTATGTTACTGTTGCTGCTTCGTTTTGTCCATTCACATAAAATGTAAATCTACCTGCAGCATCAATAGATCCATCATAAACAAGTACAATATGATGCCATGAACCAGCAGTTAAATTAGCACTGGAAGTAGTATACTGTCTCGATTGTGCTGTTGATGGATTAAAACTGGCAAAAGAACTTACCTCATCATTACTTAATTTTATGTAAAATTCTCTATTATTTTCTGAAAAATTACTGTCACCCTGTTTTGATATCAAATGCTGACTAGATTCACTCACAGTGTCTGGGTTTATCC